CGTCAATGATGCCCGCGGTCGCACACTGAACCAACTGAATCAATCTTGGCACCCTTCACAGACAGCAAGGCATCATTGACGATGTCCAGAAACTGTTTGTTTGTAATCAGACTGTACGTGTCCTGATGTACAGGCTTGCCGATGTAGAGGTTATTATCTGAACAAGTAACCCGCGTCCATTCAGACGGACTGCCGTCTGGATTGAACATGGGTTGCTTGCTAACCTCCCACTTTGTCAGCCAGTTGTCATCAACTGCGATGTTCTCTCTGACATGGGTAAGCCCATGCCAAGCTTGCTTAACACCCTCTTGCTTGTCGTACTCTCCGATTTTGTGGCTCATTTGTTTGTTTTGTTTTTGTTTTTGTTAGTCCACCTTGACGGTGAAATTCAGCTTACGCACTTCTTCGCGAACGAGTTCAGCCAAGTCAAGCTGCTTCGCGAGTTCGGTTGCGTCGATGTAGTCAGTCAAGTCAGCGCGGCGAAACCAATCTGACACGCTGTCAGACACCATATCGTCAACGTCCATCTCGTCATTCACCTGATCCTTCACGTTCTCCGCGATTCTGTCTGTGTCTATGTGCTCTTCCAGATTCATTGAATCCAATAGAGCCGACATCGTTTCCCTAAGCTTCGCATCACTGACAGTCTTCTCACTGATGCGGGCTTCCAGTTTCTGCCAAACGGCTTCCGCGATAGCGTCCACCATGTTCTCTACCAGTTGGTTTGTATTCATTTGTTTTGTTGTTTTTTGGAACCGGACGGTTCCCCTATGCCCACACTTACGCATGGGCAACGGGGAAGCTTCACAGCTTCGCTTTCACCTTTTGCCAGTACTTCTCAGTTTGTGGCTTGTCTGGACCTGACGGCCCACCGTTCCAAATCTTTGCCCTCACTTCATCCGAAACCGGCCACCCGTACTTGCGTCCGTAGTGGTCCGTGTAGATACGGAACATCTCCGCGCATTTGGAGATGTCGCGCCTATCGTCCAAGCTGTAGTGGGTTTTGGCTATTCTATTGACGTCTCTGACGGTTATTTCCCACATTTGGGCAGGACCGACAGCGCGTCCACGGTCACCGATTGCGTTCACGTTGCCGCCAGACTCGACGGCTACGATGGCGAGGAATAGAGCGGTTAGCATTTGGCCCAGTACTCCTTTTCGTATTGAAGTTGTTTTTCGTCAGCGGTTTTCCATTTCAGTTCATCTTTTATGATTTTCCATTCATCCCTGACGACTGGATGCCATATCTTGGATGCATCTGTGTGTTGGTGGAAGTTAAGACGCGCCCACTCCCTGAACTTCTTTTCTTCTTCTTTGTTTAGTTTTAGGAACATATGATTGTTTAGTTCAGACATTGACCGCCGTGACACGATTGAGCTTTTCCTGCAACTTCTGAATCTGTTCCTTCAGACGGTCAGCCTCAGTTGTCGTCTTGCATCGGCTCAGCGTGATTTGGATTTTATCGGTCCTGACTCCGTCCTTCTCCTTTACGTCCTGCAATACGAAGCCACGGTCCCGATATGCATCCACCATCATTCCAACTTGCGACCCCACCAACTTGGCAAGGCGATCCTTCTTTTCCTGACGCACCAACTTTATGAGAGAGCGGTTCGCCGCTAACTCTTCTTTGGTGAAATTGTTAGTTTTATTAACAATCGCACGCACTTCTTCAATCTGCATGATCTTGGCTAGCATCTGTTTCTTCTTTCTTTGTTTTTTCGGAAATTGGCCGCAGTTCTAGACTACGTTGAACCCTTGCGCCACGATGAGGCTTTCCGATTGCAAGGGACCACGATGAGACGACACCCAAAGACTCGTTTCGGGTGTCGCAAGCCGCAGTTCTTAGTTACACGTTCTAAGAATTTGCGGTTCTCTGTGGTGAAACTGTTGCGTTGTCACCTGCTCTTGTTTCGGGAGCAGCTCGCGCCCTTTGGCTATACTCGGTCATTCGTACCCACCTTGCAGAGGCTCGCCTTTCCCCCTTTTTCTCAGGGGAAAGGGTTGTCGCCCTGCTACTACGTGTGGCCACTTTCGTCCCCCCGCATCCTCGCGCCCGCGCGCTCGCCGTCAGGGAACTGTTAAACCGTGTACTAGGCGTCAAGCTCTGCCGCAACTCGTATCTCGTCCGAATTCAGGGACTGACTAAGCGCGACCCGTGCCGCGCCCGCTTGTCACCGTGTGGATGACCGCGCCCGCTCGTTGCCTAGTGGAGGAAACCGCCTCCGCATCACTCGTAAAGAACTCCGACGCCGCACACCTTACCACACCTTTTCGTAAAAAGAAGAAAAATCTTCGCCGAATATTTGCAAGACAACGCAAACAACCATTTCGCAAAGCTTTACGAAACCAAAAAAAATGATTTTCGCACCGTGTATTTGCGGAACGAATACACTTTCAACGTGAAAAGTATCAAGGGAGAGAATACACCTAGAACCTAGGCGACACCATAGGAAGGACAAAGGATGGCACTCCGCGAAGATGCGAAAAAGTGTCGATAGGCACCCAGGAAAGAAGACGCAAGACTGTTGCAGGAATCAGAGGCAAGACAGTTGCGAAAGGACATTGCAAGGCACTTGCGGAAAACAATTGCAAGGCACTTGCCAAACCCATTCCCCTCCTTCTTTAGAACTCTACTAAAGATGCCATGATTAGAACCTTAGCGACCATCCATTAGTTTATCTACTAGGCAAATCAGTTGCAAGAGCCGCGCAACTCTCTTGCAAGTAAGCAGGGGGGGGAGGGGTTCACAAGCGGCGACGGGGCTCGCACAGTCGATTGGTCCAATCGCCCCTTAAAAAAAATACTCAAGTGTTCCCTGAACACCTGTTATATGGAAACCAAAAGAAAACTTGTCAAGACTAAAATCGACAAATCCTTGATTTATTTTTAAAAAAGTTCTTAAAAGGGCCGATGAGGATAAAAGACCCTTTGGCTATGAGTGTGGCTGTGGCAGCGGAGAAGGGTCGTAATTATTTGGAAGGGAGAGACCCGGCTATGGCGGCGAGGGTGTTGGATATGCTGGCTGATGGGAATAGCTTTAAGGAGATTAGGAAGGAGACTGGGTTGGATTGGGAAACGGTGAGTAGGTTGAAGGCTAGGCATTCAATGGTGTTGGAGGAGAGGAGAAAGCAGTTGGCGCAGGATGCTTTGGATGTGGCTGAGGGGTTGAGGCTTCTTCAGAAGGAGAAGATGCGGATGTTGGCTGAGGACCCTGAGCAATTGGCGCGGACTAACATTCGGGACTTGGCCATTCCTTGGGGTATAGCCAATGACAAGTTCTTGTCAGCTATGGGGGAAAACAAGGTGGTAGTGGAGCATAAGGCTGGAGCCCCGAGCTTGGAGGACGCCATGAAGGCCATAGAGGAGGCTAGGGCTAAGCTGAAGGCTGGAAGCCTTGATGCAGTGGTTAAGCCCGTTGAAAAGACGGACTAGAATTTTCAACATGACTAACCAAGAATGGATAGATAGGCGGGCTAAGGAGATCAATCCTGACGAGATTGCGGAGAAGAAGCGTTTGCTCAGGAAGGACTTCATTGATAACGCCAAGTACTACTGCACTAGGGGAAAATCAAAGTGGATTAGTAATGACTACCACTTGATTCCAAACATTGGTCTATCAGTTGGAACTTATTGCAATTACAATGCCCGACTTTATGATATGTATGGGCTACAAGAATTAATTATCAAAATATCGCTTTGTTTTCTAAAGTTTAAGCAAGAATGGTCATTTAAAATTAGCAAGCTTCATCCAGATATGCGAAAGAGCATTGGTGATGGTGGCGCTCTTTAACTCCCAAGCATGAGCCTTAGCTGGGAGAGGCACGAAGTCCTAAAGCCGCCAACTGACGAGGAGTTGGCAGTGATGGCTGCTGAGGATGTTTTAAAGCTCCATGAGGTTTACCATTCGGCAATCGCAAATAGCAGACGCGATCCGTACAGGTATGGGTGGAAGCTTCCCCATTGGAAGGATGCGGAGGAGCTTCTAGGCACGCATTCAGAGCTTCTGGTGAGTGGTGGCAATCGTAGTGGCAAGACAAGCTGGGCGGCTCATGCCGTCGTAAAGGCGGCTGTGGAGAATCCTCAGTCCGTCATCATGTGCTTTGCCCAGAACGCGGACGTGTCCATCCGTCAACAGCAGTCTGCGGTGTATGACGCCCTACCCGAGGAGTACAGGGTGAAGGTGCTTGGAACGGAAGAGAACGTCTCCTACACGCGGAAGAACGGCTTCAGCAAGTCTAGTCTGATCCTCCCCGGCAGTAAGTCCTCCATCATCTTCAAAACCTATGCCCAATATCTTAATAACGACACCATTCTGGAAGGTGCTGAGCTTGGTTGCCGTGATCCTAATTGGATCAACATTGGAGCTTGGTGTGACGAGTATCTTATTGGGCCAGAACTTCTGGCAACGCTCCGCTTCCGTCTGGCTACTCGTAATAGCAAACTGGTTGTTACTTTTACTCCTATTGATGGCTACACAGAGGTTGTTAGAGATTATGTCCAAGGGGCAGAAGTACTTCGTGCAAAGCAAGCTGAACTCCTTGGGGGACGCTCGGTGCCATATCTACAGCGTTCCAAAAACCGAGACGCAGGCATCATCTACTTCCACAGTAGGGACAACCCCTTCGGTGGTTACGACCGTATCTCCAAAGACTTGGCAGGAAGACCGGAAAATGAAATCCTTACACGTGCTTATGGCATTGCTACGAAATCGGTAAGCACCAAGTTCCCCAACTTCTCGCGTGAGGTTAATGTTCTGCCTCACGACAAGATTGATCTGAAGGGGAAGACCAAGTACATGATCTTGGACCCTGCTGGCAGGAAGAATTGGTTCATGGCTTGGGTGGCTATTGATGAATCGGAGACTTGGTATGTCTATCGCGAATGGCCCGACGTTAATGTGGGGGATTGGGCCAGATGGCATGGAGGTAAGTGGATTGGGGGAGAAGGGTCCAAGGGTCTTGGTTACGGAATAAAAGACTATGTCGAATTAATTACTAGTATGGAGTCTGAAACCAAGGACACCATCTTTGAACGACTCATCGACCCTCGTCTAGGCGCAGCCAAATACCAGACACAAGACGGCGCATCGTCCATTATAGAAGACCTTGCGGATAATGGGCTCACCTTCATCCCAGCTCCCGGCATTGACATTGAGGACGGGTTGCAAGCCTTACAAAGCAAAATGGCTTACAATAGGAAGTTTCCTATTGACTCTGTAAACAGACCCCACTTTTACATCTCAGATAGATGTCAGAACATCATCTCAGCTTTACAGGAGTACACAGCCGAAGGCGGGCAGGACGAGGCGTGGAAAGACCCCATTGATGTTATTCGCTATTTGGCGGTGAGTCCCGCTTGTCACGTAAGCGAGGATGCCATGAGAACAACCAAAACCAACCGAGGTGGCTATTGAAGAAGCTGAAGAAAATCGAAAAGGTGGAGCCTGAGTCCCCTAAACAGGAGAGTGTGTTTGTTGTCAAAGTGTTGCAACAAGCAAGGAACCCACAGTGGATTTATTGTCAGGCCATTGGAAAGGATATGGGGAAGATTCCCGCCATCATCCCCCGCCGCCTAACCAACAAGCTGGTTGGTAAACAGGTTCTGATTGAGGCTATTAGCGACAATGTCGGAACCACCTATCGGTATGTCGAAAACCAACCTCATTGACGAGACAACGAACAATCGTTGGCTCATCCAGCATTCCGACAGGCTGATTCGTTACGAGTACGAAAAGAGGTTGGCGGGCAAAATTACGGAAGAAATGTTCCCTGATGAGCTTGCAGACCGTATCGGACGCACGCAGGAGTACGTTTGTGGTATTATAAAGAACGCAATCTCCCGCGCTAAATCATGCTCCAAACCAAGCAGCAACAGACCTTAACTTTCGTTGATGATGACGGTCCCGATGTCGTTGCGCTTGTTGGCGCGTACAACCGGACCCTTACGGAACTCTCCACCTACTTCGATCAGTGCGTAAGTAGTGGTGACGGTAGGCGGTGTTATTGGCCCGGTAAGTCTTCCGACCTACGGAAGCATGGGGCTGATGCGTTTCCTTGGGATGGGGCTTCTGATACGGAAGCTCGTTTGATTGATGAGCGTATCAATAACTACGTCTCCATCTTCATGTCGGCTTTGGAGCGGGCCAACATCCGCGCCTATCCGGTGGAGATGTCGGACTCTGGACGGGCTAGGGTGGTTAGTGCGTTCATCAAGTGGATGCGGTCTTCCTACATCCAGCGTTTCCGTCAGGAGATGGAACTGGGAGCCAACTACCTTTTGGAGCGTGGGTTGATGATCACCTACGTTGGTTGGGAACGGATGGAGAAGAAGTATCTACAGAAGATTGATTTGCAACAGATTGCGGCCAACTCTCCTGAATTGGCCAAGCTCATCATTGAGGGGCAGAATGATGAGGACATCATCAAGATGCTCAAGGCTGTCTATCCCGATCTAATTGATAAGAAAGCCAAGAAGGCTTTGAAAGACCTTCGCGACAAGGGAGTGGGGGAAATCCCTGTAAGCCGCCTTTCCGTTGATCGTCCCTTTGTCCAGACCTGCGCTCCTGATGGGGACGTGTTCTTCCCTTCTTATTGCATCGATCCTCAGCGGGCTCCTTTTGTTTTCTACCGCACCTTCCTCTCCGTTCAGGAAGTCTTGTCCCGCGTTGCTTCAGATGGATGGGATATGGAGTGGTGTGAGTACGTTGTGAAAAACTTCCGTGGTGTAAACACCTACAACATGGAGAGTGTGTACGGAACCCGTGGATACTCCTATACCCGCTATCGCCAGCAGTATGACGCTAGCGAGCTTGTGGAGGTT